CTATGAAAGATATTTCGAGATGAATTCAGCCACCTCTGGATTCGCATCAATAATGTCCAAAACAACCTTCTGCCACAACACGCCAGGCATATTTGTTTCCTTGACTAGATTCTTGGCCTTCTTAACCGTATCGGGATTCGCTGTAGGTGTTGCGGGTGTGGGAGGTACAGAAGGCACTATGTCATTCTTGGGCGACACTGATGGCGTATCGCCCTGCTTGTTAGGCTCGGCAGGTTGATCCGGTTGCGGAATAGGCTGAACGGGATTTAACTCATCTCTTTTTGTGTTATAGAATGCATATACGCATTCTCGCACGTCAGATTCCTTACGGAAAGCGACCTCGGATTGGAGATGTGAGATTTCTTCAATCAGTTCATTCCACCACTCTTTCTGTATCTTGACAGTCTTCATTGAGTTAATGAAGTTCACGAACCCATTTTCATAGTTGTTGGGGTTGGAAACGAGTTGTGCAATATCCACCTTTTCGCTATTAATTAAGCGATACAGATTCTTAATCTTTGTGATATCCGGATTCTGATCCGCTTCAAGTACTTCAATGAGAAGCTTAATAATGGCAGATCTAGTTTCATTGATATTTTCACAATAGGTAAGCACCCAAAGTGGATATTTGGACTTTTGCTTGCAGAATTCATTGATGCCCCAGTGGACATTGCTGAGGCTTTTACCTTCAGGTATGTCCTTAATCAACTGAAGCTGGAATACTTCGAAAAGCAACTGGGTTAATTCACTTTCCTCCTTAGAGCCAAAGCGTAGCATTAATTTATTGTTTGCCTCCGAGTGGCCGTCGTTCCACATCTTGAACATCTCTACAATCATGTCCGTTAACTTCTCGTCGGATATGGGTTGAGAGATAGTGGTGACGAACAGGTCTGCTTTATGTTTGCGTAATGCATAGGCAAAAGCAACCCAGTTTGCTCGAGATGGAAAGAATCCGAAAGGTGGACGTATCAGCGGAGCGAAAATCTCAGAGAGTGAGAATTTATCCACATACTTCTTTTTCGCTCCTTCTATGCATTTATCGACCTCTTCGCATACTTGCGCAATCCAAGTTCCATTCGTAAAAGCTGCAGGGGTAAGTCGGCAGTCTTCATCGATGAGATGGTTGTCGTTTTCCTCAAAGATGTGTTTTGCAGGGCCATCAGCTCCGGTGAATTTAGTGAGTTTATCGCGTGTGGGCGATTGTAGCATCTGCAACACTAGCGCAGGGAAATTCTTATTTACTAGGAATGTGTCAGTCACACCAGACCGAAATGCCTTAATGGCCTCCAATCCTTTAGGGAATACCCTGTGGCTAAATTTTCTGTTGATAAGCGTATGAATATTACCAATAATGCCTTCTCGCGTTTGCTCTCCATTAAAATACAAGGAGAACGATCCATTTACAAGCCGGGTACTCCATTTGCTTATCAATTGTTCGGCTGCGAGTTCACTCTCTTTCTCTATAGACTCCTGGTAATGGCTCTTGGCTACGTTGCGATTCGCAATGAGGTCAATGAATTTGGTTCGGGATTCATTGGTTAAGACCTCGTCTGGTATAATGTGAATGGTGTTTGGAAACTCTACAGAGAAATCTTTTATACGACTCTCAAACGCACGACGTTCTTCTTCCAAGACACCAAGATAAATGGCGATATGAAGTGTGTTGGGTTTCTCAGATGTGTACTTGCTTAACTTTGCACGGACGACTGATTCAGAGTCTGAGCATGCGAATATTTGAGGGTCGCATTTGCGAATTAAGTATGTGCCGACCGCGAAGAATTTGGTGATGTTTGATTTGGCCGCACTGTCGTAGTTCAAAAAGTCATTTGCAGATTTGAACTGTGCCGTTACTTTTTCTTTTTCTTTTGCAATTTCAGCCGGATTTAGCGAGCTAACAGATATCTTGAACTCTCCGAATACATCGCGGGCAATAATCTGATTAGTATCCAGGAAACGCAGAATATCATCCATCTTCGGCTCTAAGCGATCTTCGGCAAATAGGCCGCGAATACTCTTCTCGTTAGGGGAGATACGGGCGATAATATCAGTGCTTTTGGATGCAAACTGAGTAGAAAGAGTATTCAAAAGAAGAATTCCTTTGTATACGCGTACATAATCGTCTCCTTCAGCCTGAACTCGATGAATATGGTTGCGATAATTGGAAGTGAATGCACCACAAAGCGGGTTTGCCGCAAAACTATCAAAGAAGAAATCCCAAAGCCATTCTGCCGTGAGAAGACCTCGTAATTCGAATATGGATTCATCAGTGATAAATTTGCGGAAGCCCTTCTTGTCGTCGTTCATAAAGTTAACGACGGATCGATTGGCCGAGCCTACATAGTCCGAGAGTTTGGAACACAAAAATGCACTGTAAGGATGCATAGGGAACAGTTCCATGATACTCTTACGCTCATCCTCAACACCGCCTTCGCAAAGATAGTCGATCAGTTCATTCAGTCTGTCTGTGTGATTGTATCTGAGTGAGCAGTAGCCATCCTCATTGCTAAGATCGAATGTATGTCGCATCACTTTATATGTGGACACTTCATCCATCGTATAGCGAATGGTGTAGAAACGATCATTCATGGTTTTCACATCGTCCCGTTTGCTACCGGTGGATATCTGATCCTCTACACGATGTGAAATTAAAAAGAGGAAAAGATTGCAACTTTGCGATTTCTCGGCAATGTTCTGAAGAACGTTGATACGGTCGCTACCAATCGCTTCCATGATGGAGGTAAACTCATCCCAGAAGATAATCAGACCATCTGCTATACCAACTTCTTCAATAGCGTGCTCTACCTCAGCGAGCCATTCGCTGACATTCTTGGTGGTTAATGGAACGCCTACGGTTTTGTAGAGGGCCTCCTCAAGTTCCATGTAAGCCTGGATATTGTTAGTCTTGAGGAGAGCGATTACATCTTCAGGAGTGGGCGCAATGTCCTTTAGATCTTCATGTTTGTCAATGGCGTCCTGTGTATATTGTTTATGCTCTTCCACATATTGTATTGCACTCTCAAAGTCGGATTTGACAGTGATCCCAGAGTGCCCTGCAGCAATAAGAGCTTCTTTTACTTGACGTTGTAAAGAGAGCGAGAAGCGCGGAAGATCATATGCACCTTCAACACCTTTGATGGCGACAGAGAAAAGCTTCTTATTCTTGCGGAAATTATCCACCAGATTGCGCAAACTAGTATCTTCTATTTTGTTGAAATAGAAGTTTATGTCTTCGTATTTATCGCACAAAAGATGCCTTACCACAGAGCTGGCATGAGACTTACCAGTTCCGAATGTTCCTTGTACCCAAATGCTTTTGCGCTTAAATTTATCAGATGAGGCTACTGCCGTCATCGTTTGCTGGAGCAAGTCGCAGAATTGGTTTGTGGGGATGAAAGAAGCCCATAAGCGGTTGCTAGACTCTGCCGTTATGTCGTAGACCGGCAGATAGTTTAGCATTTTGATATAGTCGGAGTAGCTTGCCATAATATCTCGAATGAGGAGGTTCTTCTAAAGCATCATTTTAATTATATCCGTTGATGAAATATCTTCACGGAGGTTTATATTGTCAAGACCGAGGTTGAGTTGAACATTAAGAACGTGGTGCCGCTCCTCCTGAAGTGTTCGAAGTATGCGTTCGAATGACGGCCGATCAATGCCAAACTGTCGGTAAATTCCTTCCTTTTGGGCCTCAGCATAAAATTCTGAAACGGAAATGGCATAGCGATCCATCTTCTCTGCATATAAATATAAAGAATAGGCGACCGCAGCAAGTGAAATGTCATTATGGGGATTACGCATTATTGCCAGTTTCCCATTCTTTTTTGTTAAGACTACTAGTTGCGGGTCATTGCTTAATGAACTATCCTTAAATGTGTTGATGAGAGAGTTTAAGGGATTACTTAGGGTGCGACCTTTTAGATTGGGGTATGCGTCCTGTAATATTACATCCAATTCGGCTCTCGAATACAATGTGCCAAACTCAATGGATGAGTGAAACCAGTTACAAATCTCTGAGTTATAGCAGAGATTTATAAAAATAATTTCCCATACGAGTTTGGAATTTGTAGCGTAAATCGATTGGAGCTTCATTCCAATCTCTGAAATATCTTTATTGTCTGTTTTGATAACCTTAGCCTCTCTTAACCAATTTGTAAATGGTGGAATTTGGTAGGTCATGTTAAGGCCGTGGTCTTCACTCTCAAAGAATGTCTTGGAGTTGTCAAAATATTTGCGAAGCCAATTCTCGCGCAACCCCATACCGTCATTATATCGGTTGATGCCTGATTTGGTAGATTTCATATTATTTGAGTTATTAGTTGTCGGTGTATCGCCATAGGATGCACTTACTGAAGCGGCTGCTATGCATCCCTTTTCGTTAAAATCAAGGCATTTAAAGCAGTGTACGCATTTGTTCGTATCTACAATGACTATAGGTGTCACTGTTAATGCTCCGGTTGGACATTCTACTTCACAAACTTCACAATGAACACAATAGGTGGTTTTAAATAATATTTTTTTTAACCGGCTGATGAGAATTACATCCCCGCCGGTATCACTGAACTCAAAAGATAGAGAATCATCCTTAAAATATTGGATTCTAAATGAGTAAATATTTTTGTTGTAATTAAGTTTACCTTCTGTGATATTGTTATTTTGAGAATATGTATATGGCCCGAGTATCTTTAGCCAAGTTAATAAACTTTCTTGTGGCGTATGTAGAATCGCCTTGAATGTTGGGTTTATAGAGACTATATTAATGGAGGATTGAATCTTTAGATCTCGTCCCCCAGCTCTCATTTTCCACCGACCAGTTTTTATGTAATTCTGTACGCCCTCTACGTTATTCGAATGAAGGTTATTCTCAATCCACGAAATGAACGGCTGAATGGTTTTCGGATATAGTTTGCCGCAAAGGTCTTCACTCCATCCAGAAGAATAGGGGCAAAGAATACAACCTACTCGAGACAATCCCTTTCTATAGGAAGCGTTGAAGGGAAGAGCATAAAACAGCAAATAGAGATAAACTTCAGTGGCATTCCAGTCAAGAATAGGACTTACATTTATCATGTTGTTATGCTTGACATTTTTGCCAATTCTTGACCGCCCTGATCGGCTAACACTTTCTTCAGTCCTAACTCCGTCAAATAAAAGGACATGTGGTTGCTTCTTACCACCAGTTATTTCCTTTAGTTTTTTTGCTAGAGGGGCAGACTTCATAACGCTACAGCACCATCTATGAATGCGGCTAGGAGAACCTAGTTTATCCCAATAGTACATAATGGGCTGTTCGTTTTTCGCTATGTAAAAAGCAAGTTTGGGATAAAGATTTGTATAAAACTGTTTAGTCTCTTTATATAATTCAATAGAGGTGGGTAGTTCGTACCCCGTGTCTGAATATATGACAGAAAAGTCGGTGCTGGGGATGACGCGAGCTACGAGATCAAGAAGCACCTGAGAATCTTTGCCCCCAGAGAAAGAAACTACGAATTGATCAATCTTACTTGCCAATACCGCGCTTTTCCCCTGTGCATTGGCTTCACTTTCTGGCATAATATCAAAACTGTCGCACGATTCTTTTACGACAACCTGCTTTTGGCCAGTCCTTTTTTCTAGACGGGCCGCTAATGCCTGAAAATCTATGTCGGGGTTGATTTTAGAAGCTTGGGTAATACCTTTATAACGTCGATAAATATTATTGATAAATTCCATCGCTTCATGTTCAATTAAGAACATTGCGTCAGAATTGGCGTCGCGCAACTTTTCAAGGTCAATTGGGACTAAGTCGAGCTTTTCGCCCTCGGGAGTTAGCATAACCTCTGGTTTGTCAAATAGGTTGCCTCCTTTTACTTCCATTACCAATACTCCGCAATAGAAATATCGACGATCGCAAGCCCAAAGTAATGGAGCCTCAGAATGTGGATAAGTCCAGCCTAAACGATTTAACTCCAAAAGATCCAGTTCTTCGTAGAAAACTGGCCTTGGGGCTATCCCTAGGGCCTCTCCAGCCGATGACATTGTGAGTATTACTCCATTATGTGGTTTATCCCAAACTATTTTGAACATAGATGATTCACGTTGATTCCCACAAATATAAGAATCCATTTTGTGTTTGCAAATTTTATGATTATATTTTTATGAAGATTTAACCATTATTCTGTAAAATGAAAGAATTACACGATTGCCGCTTTATGCAAGCGGTTGTGAGCGGAGACTCACAGAAGATGGATTATGCGGAGCTGGATGTTGCGTTCGTTGCATTTCAGGCCAAGTTGCGGGATTTTGTCGCTGGGACGGCCGGTTATCTCGAGATCGATTTCCAACTGCAAGATCTCAAATCCCAACTTTCGCGGGTTCTCCGCAAAAAAAAATGAGCCGCACAATGCGTTAATCCATCGTTGTCGAGCCAACATCAACACGCTCATCGCCCAAAACGAAAAGCGGCTTACCTTTCCGGATTTATTTATTCCTGTACGCTCGCCCGAATCGTCACCGTTCCGGTGGAATTTGGAAAAGTTCACCAAGCGAGATTTGTTAGAACTTCTCACGGCACTATGCCGGGCAGAGGCCCTCATCGATGAGCGAGGACGACCTGCCGCCTATGCCCGAGTCGTGGCCTCCGTATCCAAACGGTTACGCCTCTCCATTTCAGAATCCAGTGCCTATAACGAGCGGGATATTATTCTTAACATCAAGCGTAATCCTGCGGCTTTTATCTCACTTCTCTCTGCCTGCTTGATGGAAAATACCAAAATTTAGCACCTGATTTATAGCATGATATAAATTTTTTTGTGGGGAGTTCAGCCTGGACTCCCTGCACTTTCTGTTTTTATTGTTCGGAATTTTGTTCCGGGAATAAAACAGCGATGCTATGAAGTATATTGATATCCTCAATAAGATTCAGACGGAGTTGCTGTCGTTGCAAAGTAGCCTGAATGAACTCCGTTGTTTGGACGGTTCTTCTACTTGTGATGTCTACATCACGCGGCAGGAGGCCGCCGATATGTTGGGCAAGGGACTTCGGCAACTTGATAGGGACTGTATCAAGTACAACATCGAGCGCAAGAGGTGTAATAACGGCATTCGTATCAGCAAGCGCGATATCATGCGACATATGGGGTACGCCCTGGAGCCGGGTGAATCTTCCGTGGAATCCGTGACGGGTGATAATGCCACAGAATTCGACCGTATACTGCGCCAGTATAACCGGTTGAAGCGATGAACTATCTGACGGAAATAAAACTCTTCTACGATTGGTTGGAGGCCAATCCGCTTCCAGCCTCGGCCATTTCGTTGTGGCATGCTCTGATGTCCATCTCCAATCGAAGTGGCTGGCGTCCGGCTATGAAAGTTCCCTATTCTCTTTTGGAACTTCGCACCGGATTGTCACGCACCACAATCTACCGTGAGAGGGAGCGGTTGCGCAAAATGGGGCGTATAGCCTTTCGGTCGCACGGGGGCAATACTTGCTGTACCTATCGGCTTATTGCATTGGAGAGTCCTCCTGTATTTCAAATTGAAACGGACTCTGCAACACAATCTGCAACACAGTTTGCAATACAATGTGAAACACAGGAGGGTACAAATGGGGATTTTGTGTTGCAGACTGCGTTTCAAAATGAACACATATATAAACTAAACAGAGATATTATAAAAGAAAAAATCAAGAAAAAAGAAAAGCTGACCTCTACGTCGCAAGAGAGAAAAAGTTGCGCCAAAAAGAGAGAAGGCCAACGATTCAATCAGGGGCAGTTCCTGGATTCTCTTGATGAGCCGTGGCGTGCGGTGCTGGCGACCTGGTTTGAATACAAGCGACTGCGGCATGAGAGCTATCGGAGTGAGATGGGCGCAAAAAAATGTCTCTCCCTGCTTCGTCGGCTCTCGGAGGATGATGTCGTTCTTGCGTCCGCCATTGTCGATCAAAGTATGGCGAATAACTGGGCCGGATTATTCTCGTTGCGTCATACGACACAACAATGCGGCCGACAATACGGACAACGTATCGGGCAAATTATGCAGAGCAAAGATGCGCAACGGCGACAACATTACATCGACAAACTGCGAGATGCAGGCAAAACGGATACTGAAACCAATCGATAGATATTATGGCAAACAACATTTCTCAACTGATTTCGCAGATGACCCGCGAGGGCGTGCTCGATCATCGCGAAATATGGTCGTGGTCCTGGGGAGACAGGACGACCTGCAATCAACTTTTTCGGGCAATCTTCCGCTCCGTGGACTCCACTTTCGAGCAATATCACCATTTGCCCGAATATGAAGATATTATTGCGTGGATGATCTCTACGCAGGATAAAGGCCTGCTTCTGATGGGCGATTGCGGACGGGGCAAGAGCGTAATTCTGAACGGGGTTCTCCCGGTACTGTTCCGTATGAAGAACCGCGTATTGCAGCCCGTCCATGCGCAGGATATGGGCAGGGAGATTCCCGATCAGCAAACGTTTCGCAGCCACCGGCCGTGGCTTTACATTGATCGGTTGTTGCATTCATCGTTTCCGGCTATCGATGAGTTGGGTGTCGAGCCGATGCTCAATGATTATGGCGAACGATATGAGGGTTTCAATCTGGTGCTTAATGCGGCCGAGCGCTATCATCGTCCGGTCTTTATCACTACGAACCTCTGTGAAGAACAGATTTATAACCGCTATGGTGAGCGCACGATGGATCGCCTGGCACATCTGTGTCGAAGTGTCCATTTCAGCGGCGAGAGCCTGCGTAAATGATCAGTATGTTATGAATGAGATCCCCATCCAAATCGTGTCCCTCTGCTACAATTATGCGCAGAGCCGATTCCAGACCATCATTCCGCCATCCACGGATACACCATTGGGCTATGAACTTATCGCGGAGCAGATTGACAGGCGCGATGCCGAGATTTTTCTGCAACGTCTGCACCGCAAGTATGTGCGCGGCCGAAAGAGCGGACGCTATCCTGCGGCAAGTATTGTTCGCCTGGAGTTGCAACTGTTCATCGAACTGAAGGACTATAAACAACGCCTGGTATGAAAGAGTATCGAGTAATCTTCTGCTTGACCAATGGCAAGCGCAAATATGCCACACACAATGGCGAGATCCTGTTATGGGATGACTACGATCTACTTGCCCTGCGCCGTAACCTTCTGGATTATGAGCAGTTCGCTTTTACGGACGACTTTGCCTATTTCGATTTTTCGGCAGAGGCACTGCGAGAGCGTTTCCCCGAAGCTGGAATTCTGCGGGTGAAAGGCTTCCGCACGGAAGATCCGTCATTACCTGTTAACCCCGATATAATACGCTGATGCCACGTTTGAAACGAAACACACCACGGCCGTGGCTTCCCCTGCGAAAGCCTTATGAGGGATATCGCCATCACAATACGTCCTTCTATCAATCTGTAGCATGGCGGAAGCTACGTCTTGTGCAGTTGCAGAAACACCCGCTTTGCGAGGAGTGTCTGCGTCAGGGACGTCACACCCCGGCACAGATGGTCGACCACATCATTCCGATCAATAAGGGCGGAGCTCCGCTGGATATTGAGAATCTGCAATCGTTATGCAACAGATGTCACAGCCGTAAATCGGCACGGGATAAATAGTTATTAACCATTAAATTGTATTGCCTATGAAGTAAATCTTTCCGGAGGAGTGCGGATGGTGGTTTGCAATCAGTCCTTAATGGCATGTGGCATCTGCATTCCTCCCATTTTTACATCAGGCAAAGAAGATGAGAACAACGCTATCGTTAAATCAAATCATCGAAGAGTGGATCGCCTCGCTCGATGGTCTTCCTTCAACGCAGACCGACTATCGCCGTAAAATACGGCTGTGGTTCCGGTGGCTTGTTGCGAAGGGTAAGGATCCCCGGGAGCCGAGACGTGATGATATCCTCGCTTTCAGGCAACAGTTACTTTATGAGGGCAAGAGCCGTTACACGTATTTCAGCTACATCACAGTCGTGCGGCTCTTCTATCGCCACTGTGCCAAGCGGCATTATTGCGAAGATATCGGAGAGGGCATTCGTTCAAGCATCCGTTCGCGCGAACACTACAAGTACCCGCTCTCGGCATTTCAGGCGCAACAACTCCTGGAGAGCATCTCCACGGAGAGTATCGTGGGCAAGCGCGACAAACTCATCGTCGCACTGATGCTCCTGAATGGCTTGCGGTCGTGCGAGGTGTGCCGGATCAATATTGAAGACGTTGCACGTGACGGAGATCGCACATTGCTTCGCATACAGCGCAAGGGTCACCTTGACAAACATGATGTGGTAGCACTCCCCGAATTCACCGCAGCACTCTATGAGGAGTACCTTGCCGAACGGGATTTTCGATGGGGAGATGCTTTGATTGTCAATCACTGCAAAGGTCGGAGTTCAACACGTCTTACTACGCAGTCCATCTCGCACCTGGTAAAGCAACGTTTGCGAGCCATTGGCATTAATGATCCGAAGATAACGGCCCATTCGCTTCGTCATACTTGCGGAAGCCTGCTCGTTGAGAGCGGCATGGATATCGAGCTTATCAGGGATCTGCTCGGACATACCTCCTCGGCAACTACACGCATCTATATCGACATGGCGCAGAAGCGTCGTCTGCTGGATCAGAACCCCAGCCGGATAATCGAAGCAATGGTAACCAAACCCCCGGGAACATTAAAGAGTTGATAACCAGTTTAATGAAGGTGTGATTAATTGCAGTGTTAAGGATTTGAATGACAAAGTGTTTGAATTTTGGGAATGAACCACCAAAATCGCCGTAACTCTTTGATAAAGCATCGCGGAAATGGTGCAATTAACTACACATCGTGTATGGGGATAGGGGGTCATATTCCTTCACACCCTGCCAAACCCAATCGCGCCCCAAGTCGAGAAGACGCGCGTGCAAAATTGATAAAAAAGAAAACCGCCCGAAGGCGGAAACAATTAATGTTTTTTACTACGTCGTCATCACATCTTGGCTTGGTCGTATGCCGCATCCAAGATACGCCATACAATTCAACCCAAAATAATGATAGCGATTTCGATTAATAAACTCTCTATCATATTGTTTGAATTTAATTGTTTTATCGGAATATGCCGACGTGTTGCAAAGGAAGATATTTTTTATGAAAGGACGCAAGAAAATACCTGATGCCTTGAAATCCATGCGGGGAACAGACCAGCCATGCCGGATGAGTAACAGCGTGGCGATTCCACCGACCACTGCAGTTGTGGCTCTGCCACGTACAGGGTTAAAGGGCACCGCGAAGAAGATATTTGCCGTTGTTGCCACGGAGCTTATCCACAAAGGCCTGCTGGATGTTACAGGTGTGGATCTGGTCGTGGCGTATGCCCGCGAGATGGCGTTGTATCACGACTTGATGCGTAATGTCGAGCGAGAGGGTGCAACCGTCGAGGTAGAGACCAAGAACGGCTCGGCAACCATCATCAACCCCAAACGCAAGATTGCCGAGGGTGCATTGGCGGCTGCCCGGTCGCTTGCTGCGGAGTTCGGAATGACTCCATCGAGTCGTAATCGTGTCGTAGCACTTCTCGCGAACAACACCCCCAAGAATGACTTTGCGGAATTTGAAGAGATAACAGTGACAGGAGATGAGTAAAGAGAAGCAGAAACTACATCTGGCCGAGGAGTATGCCCGGAGGGTACGTTCAGGAGAGATTCTGGCGTGTGAGTATGTTCGTTTGGCTGTCGGTCGATATTACCGCGACCTGGATATGGCTCTCGACAGAGGTTGGTTTTTTGATCGTAGAGAAGCGATTCGTGCCATCCACTTCATCGAATGCCTGAAGCATACCAAAGGCAAGTGGGCCGGTAGCCGTTTTCGTCTTGAGCCGTGGCAACAATTTGTGGTGTGGAATATTTTTGGCTGGAAACATGCCGATGGGACACGCCGTTTCCGTTACACCTACATTGAGATTGCCCGCAAGAACGGCAAGACCGCTCTTGCGGCCGGCATCGCCCTCTATATGCTCTTTGCCGATGGGGAGTCGCGTCCGGAGGTCTATTCCGCTGCAACGATCAAAGACCAGGCGAAGATCTGCTTCTCGGATGCCGTGGCTATTGTCAAGGCTACCGATTTGAAGAACTACCTCACACCTTTTCGCAACTCGATCGTCTACGACCTGAAAGGAGGCACGATGAAACCGCTCTCTTCGGATTACGGCACGCACGATGGCTTGAATCCGAGTTGTGCCATTATCGATGAGTTCCATGCACATAAGGATTCGGGAATGTTCGATGTCCTCAAGTCTGCTTTTGGAGCTCGCCGCCAGCCGTTGATGTTTATCATTACTACGGCAGGTTTCAACAAAGCGGGGGCTTGCTATGCCTATCGGGATAATGTCATCAAAGTGTTGCGTGGAGTGAACGAGGACGACTCGCTCTTCGGTATCATCTATACCCAGGACTCAAAAGAGGAGTGGGACGACCCGAAGATGTGGAGCAAGTCCAATCCCAATCTCGGGGTGTCGCTCTCTTCAGACTACCTTGCCGATCAGGTCAAGGATGCGAAGAATCGCCCCGAAGCCGTACGCAATGTGCTGACCAAGAACTTCAACCTGTGGGTAGATGCCGAGCGGACATGGATTCTGGACGAGAAGTGGATGGAATGCATCGGCACGACTCCTCGCGAGGAGTTGAAGGGCTGTGCCTGCTGGGGAGGCCTCGATCTCTCGAACGTCTCGGACATTACGGCTTACGTTCTGTTGTTTCACGAAAACGACCACTTCCAGCTGTTGCCATACTTTTGGATTCCGGAGGAGAAGATGCAGGAGAAGATCCGCAAGGAGAACATCAACTATGAGCGATGGGTGGCCGAGGGATACGTCACTGTTACACCGGGGAATGTCATCGACTACGATTTTGTCAAGGCGGATATCCTGCGTATTGTTGCGGACTACGATTTGCAGGCTTCAGCGTATGACCGATGGAACTCCTCGCAGACAATTATCGATCTGCAGAACGAAGGTATGGTGTGTAACCCGTTCGGGCAGGGTTACGGCTCAATGTCTGCTCCCACAAAAGAGTTTGAGAAGATGGTTCTCACGGGGAAGATCGAACATTTCGGCAATCCGGTGTTGCGATGGATGCTCGCTTCGACCGTAGTGATGACCGATCCGGCCGGCAATATCAAACCCGACAAGGCCAAGTCAATGCAGAAGATCGATGGTATCGTAGCTTCGATTATGGCTTTGGGGGAGTGGATGACAGCTCAGGCTTCCGAAGACGAAAATCCCTATAATCAACGCGGGTTGTTGCAACTATGAGTCGTCGAAGGAGAAATACTGCACACCAGCTGGCTCTGCGGGCCGATATGGAGCAACGGCTTGAAAGTCTTGCTCCTCTCTCGTCGGAACACCGAGAACTGCTCTCTACCGATGGTTTTATCCGGTATTATCGCCGAATGTGTGATCTCTATCCAACGCAGGTCGAGGCGTATGAACGTTTGGAAGAGTACTATCAAAACATCTTCGGCTCACGCCGCTATGCCGATATCCGTTCGTTGCACCTGGCAATCAGCCGTCGGCGGCGCAAGGAATTCTTATAACTGAACATTGTTCATCTGTTAAAGCCAGTAGTCGCTTTATGTTTGCATCGTACATAGATGCAAATAACGGTGTCAAGCTGGCTTTCATATCTCTTCTCTCGCACGCGCTCCGCCAGGAGCCGGAGGGAGAGCCGCGTATCGTCTTCAGAGTTTGAACAGGCGGTCAATGCGGCTCTCCTCTCCGACACCGTTTCCGACAATACGGCGCAACGTTACATATCCGAGGAGGGCTCGCTCAATCTTTCGGCCGTGTGGGCTTGTGTGCGCATCCTTTCCGAAACCGTGGGAACATTGCCCGTTCATCTCTACCAACGTACGTCACAAGGTCGCGAGAAGGCGTATTCACATCCCGCTCATCTTCTGCTTCAGCGTCCCAATTCGTATACCGGTCGTTTCGCATTGATGCACCATCTGATGGTGTCGTGTACATTGTGGGGCAATGGGTATGCTCGCATCTATCGCGATAAATTCTACCGTCCCGTGCGCCTGCAACTACAGCACCCGGCCGAGATCGAGCCTCTTCTGAGTGCCGATGATGTGCTTTATTACCGCACTTCTTCGGGAGAAATGCTCTCTTCGGATGATGTTATCCACCTGCGGGGACTCTCGACCAACGGCTATAAAGGTAAGAGCCCCATTGCCGTACATCGTGACAACCTCTATCTTTCGCAGGCAGCGCAGGAGTACGGTGAACGCTTCTTCAATCAGGGAGGCAATATGTCGGGCGTGTTCAAGTACCCTTCGACCTTGAAACCGGAAGCATACCAGCGACTCAAGCGTGACCTCATAGCCCAAAGCTCGGGACTGCACAATTCGCATGTCCCGTTGCTCCTGGAGGGAGGTATGACCTATGAGCGGATCTCCATTCCACCCGAAGATGCGCAGTTCATTGCTACGCGCAAGTTTCAGAAGACAGAGATCGCTACCATCTATGGAGTGCCACCGCATATGATTGCCGATCTGGAGCGCGCTACGAACAACAACATCGAGCATCAGGGAATGGAATTCGTCCAATACTGCCTGATGCCCTATCTTGTACGTCTGGAGGAGGAGTTCAACCGCAAGTTGTTGCGCGAAGATGAAGCCGGGTCGTTTTATTTCCTCTTTGGCCTGAACGGTCTGTTACGGGGAGATGCCAAAACACGGTCGGAGTTCTACAAAAACATGAATATGGTGGGTGCGATGTCCGCCAATGAGATCCGCTCGCTTGAAGATATGAATACCTACGATGGAGGTGATGAGTACTTTGTGCAGGCGAATATGCAGCCGGTGCGCACGGCATTGGCATTATCCTCCGGAGAGCATAATCAAGGAAAAACAGATGCCGATAATGACACAGATAAAGGAAATAAGGTCGAATGAGCCTGTGGAGGTGCGTTGTGCACTCTCTGATGTACGCATCGAGCAACGCAGTGAACCGGCTGCCGGCCGAACGATTGTCGGCTATGCCGTCAAGTTTGAGTGCTGGAGTGAGCCGATTATGGGGTGGTTCCGAGAGCGTATAGCACGTGAGGCCTTTTCGGGATGTGATATCAGCGATGTGGTGATGTGTTACAATCACAATGCAGAGAGTATCCTGGCCCGCACCTCCAGCGGTACACTCACCCTCTCTACGGATGAGGTAGGCCTGCGGTTCTCGTTTGAAGCTCCCAACACCTCTCTGGGCAATGATATGGTGGAGTTGGTGCAACGTGGTGACATTGCCAGATGCTCCTTCAAATTTACGGTCGATGCGGATGAGTGGCGATACGCAGACAAGGAGAATGGGCTGGAATATGATGAACGGACAGTGCGCCATATCTCCAAACTTTACGACGTATCGCTTGTAGTCTATCCGGCCTATCCCGATACGGAGGCGAGTCTTCGTCACCTTGAGGAGCGTAAGGCCCAATGGCAACGTTGTGCGTCCTCCGCGAAGTACGATTCTGTAAGCCGCGAACGGCTGACCATGCAACTTAAACTCAAAAACTGAAATATGGGAAAACTCAAACAACTCAAGGAACAGCGCGCCACAATCTTTTCGCAGATTGATGAGTTGCGCAAGGCAACCGATGGCCGGGAGATGAACGCAGAGGAGCGTCAGAGGTGGGATGCCCTTATTGCGGACTATGATCGTGCGGACCAGGCTGTCGAGACGGAAGAGCGGTTCGTCGATATCGAACGCAGGCAGGTCGAAGCACACCATCATCGTGTCCAGGGTACAACCAATGATCAGAAAGAGGCAGAGTATCGGGCGGCTTTCACTGACTACCTGTTGCACGGTGTGACGGGTATCTCGGCCGAGAGTCGTACTGCCATTGAAGCTCGAGCCGGGATCTCCGGACTCTCGGGCGGTGTCATTATTCCCCGAAGCCTGGCCTCTTCCATTGAGGTTGCCCTGAAAAGCTATGGAGGTATGTTCGAAGCCGGCCAGATCTTCACGACCTCCAAGGGTGATGACCTGACCATGCCGACCATTGATGACACGTCTGCCAAGGCGACCATCGTTGCCGAGTACCAGCAGTCTACGAAACGTGCGCCCTCCTTTGGTTCGGTACTCTTGAAGGCTCACACCTACCGCACGCCAATCATCCCGGTATCGTTGGAGTTGCTGCAAGACTCCGCCTTTGATCTGGACTCGCTTCTCAGCGGTCTTCTTGCCGAGTCATTCGGGCGTGGTATCAACGAGCATCTGACCACCGGGTCCGGCTCATCGCAACCCAAGGGGATCGTCACGGCCGCCACGGAGTGTACAACAAAAGCCGCCGCAACCTCCATCACGCTCGACAACCTTATCGACCTTATTCGGTCGGTGGATGCGGCATATGCGCAAAAGGGGAAATTCATGCTCAACCGCAATACGCTGTGGGAGCTCGCAAAAGTCAAGGATAACAACGGCAACTACATCTGGCAGGAAGGAGCCAGGGAGGGAACACCGGCCATGCTGTTCGGCAAGAGTTACATCCTGAACGATGATGTGGCCGACATCGGAGCAGGTGCCGCCTCGGTACTCTTCGGAGACTTTTCGAAGTACAAGATTCGTATGGTGCAGAACTTCAAGGTTGTGAGGCTGAATGAGTTGCTGGCGGAATACCTCTCCATCGGGCTGTTTGGGTTTGCCCGCGTAGACGGCACCTTACTCGATGCGGGTACACATCCTGTCAAAAAACTTATTCACGCTACGGCCTAATCAGCGGAGTTATGTCAGTTCCCGTGTCATTGGAACTTGCCAAGGCGCACCTGCGCATCGGAGACGATGAGTCGATGGATCGGCTTGTCGAGGAGTATCTGGAGATGGCTTTCGCCATAGCCGAGGATTATACGAATCGGAAACTCACGCAGGAGTTTTCTGCTGAAAGTCTCCCTGCTTCCATCCGAGCGGCCGTTCTTCTGACACTGGGAACTCTTTTCGATAATGAGAGCGATGTGCTGGTAGGACGTTCTGCAACCACGTTGCCGCTTACGGCCGAGAAACTGTTGCAACCCTGGCGTGTACACCCTTATTCCTCGGATAAAGATGTTTGATACGCGCATTGAAATCCTGGAATATCGTCAGATGCGCGATGAATACAACGATCGCACTCAGGAGCTGATGCGTGTCGCCGTATGCTATGCACAGAGGACAGAATCCGGAGGCCGTGAGAACCTTTATGCCGGCCGTATAGTGCATGAGAACGAGGTGGTCTACACCATTCGTTATCGGGAGGGACTGCGTGCGGGTATGATTGTAAACGATGGAGGAGCACAACATCGGATAACATCCATACACGCGGAGGGTCGTCGTTGGCGGTTGCATCTGAAAACAATGAAGAGTGATGCTGAAAGTTAAAGTCGAGGGTTATGCCGAAGCCAAACGTATTCTGGACGAACTGCCCAATACGATGCAGAAAAGCATGTTGTTGGCGGCTTTGCGAACCTCTGCACGACCGATGCTTCAGACGGCCAAAAACAGAGTTCCAGTGCGTAGCGGCAGGTTGCGCAAGCAACTACGCATCGTACGTTTCAAGGACAGAACAGCCCCCAAGTCAGAAGTAGATATTGCCGTAAAACCAGTATTTGAGCGCACAAAAAAGAATGGTGCGGTAAATCAGTACTACGGCAAATTCATCCACGAAGGAACTGCAGATCCCCGCATACCCCGCAAGAAAGGGAAGCATCTGCTGGTCTTCACTAACGAGCAGGGTGAGAAGGTCTTTGTCCGAAGTGTGAAAGGCATCAAGCCCACACCTTACCTGGAGCAGGCCTATACGGCGAACTCACAACGTCTGATTGTTTCGTTTGGCGATAACCTCGCACGGGCAGTCGAGAAGTTTATCAATAAGAACTTCAAACGGGTTGTCAAATGACGGATTTCAAAATCGAAATACTCCACTTGTTGGAGACGGCTCTGCCGGAGATGGAACAACGTATCCAGGCCGGAGCGGTGGATGAACGTACAGCCACGCCCTTTGCCGTCTATACCGTGCCGGAGGAGACACCCGTGCGTACGCTATCGGGGATTGCGGGTTATGTAACCACATTTGAGATTACCTTCTACGACAATCGTTACGCTTCGGTTGAGCAGTTGCGACATCGTGCCATTGCAGCACTGGAAGGCGCGAAGATAGATGGCAAATATTGTCGCTATAAGTCCAGCAGTACGGAGTATTTCCCTGACTGCGATTTACACAGTGTAACGCTCCTTTTCAGAATTGTATAAACCAATAAAAACAATAGAATTATGCCGGAATCTACATCCAAACGGGTAGTACAGGGAGAGGATATCATTATCCTCATTGACGATAAGCCTACGCTACACGCCACAACTCATTCGTTGAAAGTCGATCTTGAGCTCAAAGATCTCCGTACCAAGGATACCAAGGGGAAAGAAAAGTACCCTGGCGACATCACCTGGTCAGTAGACGGGGATGGGTTGGTGGTCATCGACCCTACAATCGCTACATCGCACACATCGGAGGATGTCCTTGCGCTGGTGCTCGCCAAGAAACTCGTCAAGGTCGTGCTCAAATCGCCTGTATCGGGCCTGACGAAGACCTACTCGGGAGAGGGATATATCACCTCTTTTTCTCTCTCAACCCCCGCCGGGGACAATTCGACCTACAACTTCTCACTCTCGGGCAGCGGGGATCTGACCCCGGCCACCAATAACGAACAGGAATGAAAGAGATCCTTATCAAAGGTGTTACAACACCTGTCAATTTCTCGTTGCGGGTGATTAACAATTTCGCTCGCAAACATGGTATGGAGTTCCAGTCCGCAATGGAGGGCGGAAACAATATGGGGTTTGCCTTGCTCGATCATCTGGCTTCGCTTACAATGGAGGCCTTGAACGAGGGCGCACGCCGTTCTGGACTCACCACGCGATATACGGAAGATGAGGTTTGGGATATGCTGGATGATGAACCCGCACTCATCCCGAGACTCTATGAGCTCTTTGCGGAGAGCATAACCCCCTTGACCGACCGATTGGGAGATATTCTCCCAGCGGAACAGTGAAGAGATGAAGAGTCCCATCCTGCGACCTATGAGCGATGGTACGCCATAGGAGTCGGACAAATGGGACTGCATCCCGATGTATTCGAATCCTTGACACCGGCTGAGTTTTCATATGCCTGGTTGGGCTGGGCCAAACGGGAACGCGATCGCGAGCGTCAGGACTGGGAGCGAGAGCGGTGGTCGGTGTGGGTATTGACGAGTATCCAGCTGGAGCGCAAAGACCGGAAACCGATGGTGGAGATGTTCCCGATGCCATGGGATAATGTCCCCTCCAACAATATGATGACTCTTGAAGAGCGGCAGAAACGAGTAAAGCAGATGATGCAATGTGTGAAAAAATAATCCTTATTCTTGCGATTGTTCTAATGTCCGGGTGTTCGCCCCTGCGCAATGTGCAGACGCACCAGCATACAACAATGGAAATCTCGGACTCGACTCTTGTGCGTCTTATCCATGAGCAGATGGAACATATGACGGCAACGCTCCATCAGACGATCATCGAATATTCGGACTTTCCACGACCGCAGTTGCCGCCCACCGATACGCTTGTTGCCAAAGACCTGATGCCCGAAGTGTCGGTATCGCATCCGACCCCCAGGCGCATTATTCACACCAAGATTGAAACTGCTCTTGATCGAACGACTCATACGGACAGCATTTCGCGAAGCCGTATCAATACAGCAGCGCGCAGCGAGGAGCAGTCGCAAGTCGATGAGAGCCCCAACACTGCAGGGATGCTTTGGCTTAAGTGGCTTGCAGTTTCACTTGTGGCGTTGTTGCTGTTACTGTTAATCCTGAAATTGAAGTTTTAGATGAAGACTCCCATATCTTACTATGGAGGGAAGCAGACTCTCCTGAAGCATATTCTGCCGCTTATTCCCGACCACTCGTTATATACCGAGGCCTTTTGTGGCGGATGTGCCGTGCTCTTTGCCAAGTCTCCGGCAGACTGTGAGGTGATCAATGACACCAACACCGAGTTGGTGAATTTTTACCGTGTGGCGCAACAGAAGTATGCGGCACTCAAAGAGATGATCGATTCTACGCTTCATAGCCGCGAAATCCATGCACACGCCAAACACATCAATCAACATCCGATGTTCTTCACGCCCGTGGAACGGGCCTGGGCCGTATGGGTATGTTCGAAGTTGGGTTTTGCAAGTATGCTTGACGGTACATTCGGATACGACCGAACCGGCACGACCTCACAGAAATTGCGCAATGCCAAAGATGCCTTTACCGAGGAGTTGTGTTCGCGCCTGGAGAATGTGACCGTTGAATGCGAGGATGGCACGAATCTTATCCGCCGTTATGATTGCGATCGGGCATTCCATTTTGTCGATCCTCCCTATGTGGGAAGTGATTGCGGGCATTACAATGGCACGTTCAACGAGGAGGATTTTCAACACTTGCTCGATACGCTTGCAAAGGTCAGGGGAAAGTTTATGCTGACGATGTTCCCTCATCGGCTCATTGAGCAGTATGTCCGGGAATACGGTTGGCATATCCACCGTATCGAGCGAACCATTACTGCATCGAAAGTCTCGCGTCGCCGTCAGGAGGAGTGGATAACAACGAACTTCTAAACTTAATAAATTAGAGAGCTTTTTGACATCCTATTTTAGATTAGTCATTAGATGTAAATATTCCCTCTAATGCACGATTTATTGCGATTCGAATATCATCAGCCTCTGTTGAGCCCATGCCTTCTGCAGTGCTTGTGCAGATGACTTCGTGGTTGTTTGCATCTAAAATCTGTAACGTAATTTCAATCGTGTATCCCCAGAAAACATTTCGTCTGCCACTCTCCCCATAATTGACAATTATTGTCTTTTCAGCAATCTCTGATGTTATTTCTGGGACAATAGTAAAACCATATTTTATGAGAGATCCTGAAATAATGTCACTTGGATTAACACTTTTGGTTTGAGAAGAACCATAAAGACCATAAGCATTGCCATAAACACCGCTATTGCTTGATGTTAAGCCGGATGTAGGTGTAATATATGCATATCTATATCCAGTGATGGGGTTTTGTCGTGATACAGACACAGGCTTAAGTGATGCACAACTGCTAATAGTTATTGCGCATAAAAGAGCAAGTAATATTTTAAGATTCTTCATATGTAGTTTTTGTTAGATTGTGTGTTGTCACAAATATACAAGTTTCTTTACAAAGTAATATGCATTTTATGTATATTCCTGAAAATAAGGTCAATAATCCGGGCGTAGACTTGCGTATTTCAAAAGGCAATATTATGTTTGCAATACGATAAATTGTTCATATATAGTATATTATGAAGCATGGTAAGGAGTGTCTACATCACAAGATCGACCGCCTTGAGGCCGAGTTCGAAAGGAATCGTGAGGAGATGACCTCCCTGCGTGCCAGGATGCAAAGTTGCACAAGACGTTATGATGAACTTCTTGCGGCCAACAAAAGGATTAATGATGAGATTCGCGCTGCGCTTGCGGAGCTATGGAAATGTGAAGACAGAAACCAATAACATATGGCAAAGAGCGAAAACATTAAGATTGGTGACCGCATCCGGATCATCCATCTTGAAGGTGAGGACGACCGCTATGATGGTCGTGAGGGAGTCGTTGAGATGATCGATTCCCTCGGACAACTGCACGGGACATGGGGCGGGCTGGCTGTCATTCCCGAAGCAGACTCCTGGGTACGGATAGGGTGATATTTGTTGTTCCCTCCCGCAACCGAGACTGGCAACAGGTCTCGGTTTTTTTATAGGTGAACAGTGTTCGTCTGTCAGTAGGCCATGAACAGCTACTTTTACCTCCAAACGGAGATGTATGGCAGACTTTGGCTTGAAATACTATGCCGAGATGCGAAGCAAGCATTTCGGGGTGTTGTGGCGCGTAGAGATTGCCGAGCGCGGCTATACGGCATCTGCTGAGGAGATGACATTCGATGGAGATGATCCGTTGAAGATCACCTGGGAGAAACGGGGAGATGAGTTCTATGCCCCGATCAAGGCTTCGGAGGCAAGTATCAATATTCTCTGCACACAGAATTTTCACTATCTCTCATTGTTTACTTCCGATCCGCGGCAATTTCGTGTATCGGTCTATCGTGGTGGCGCACTCTATTGGCGAGGTTTCGTCACTGCCGATCTCTATTCGGAGAGTTTTACAGCCCCTCCCTATACGGTTACGATCAAGGCAGTCGATGGTTTCAATCTCCTGTCAAGTTATCTCTTCTACGATCTGATGACGATCGGTGTATCGGGCCGGAAATCGTTGTTTGAGTTGATGTCTCGTAGCCTGGAGCTGATGGAGTTGGATATGCCAATCTCGGATTGGCTCGATCTTTATGCCGATGGTATGAACGAAAGCCTTTCCCCGCTCACGCAGACCTACATCGACCTGGAAAGACTCTACTATGTCTATGAGAAGCCGACCTACCGCGATATTCTGGAACTCTGTCTTTTGCCATTTGCCGGACAGATTTTCCAGTCGAGTGGTGCGTTACACATTCGCCGGGCCATATCGTTGTACCAAACCTCCCGGCCCGTCACATTCTTTGAGATCGGCTCTGAACTGCCTCAGGGTATCATTGCCACAGACAACGAGGCAACGCGTCTTGTCGCCGAGCCGAGAGTTGTCGTAGTTACCTCCGCAGGGCGTGATATCATGGAAAATATGTGGAGTCGCGGCATCTATGTTATGGGTGAGAGCACGCTTGATATTGTCCCTGCATTGCGCAGAATCACGGTCGATGTCAAAAACAAATCGCTCGACAACATTGCCGGCCGCCTGGGGTTCTTCGATAAGGAGATGTGGAATGATCCTTATGGATTCCTGGACTTCACCGAAAGCGGTGACAGTTTGTGTTTCTGCGGAGATGATGCCCACCAGGGCGAGAGTATCTATACGGCAGGACGGGAGGTCAGGCAGTGCAATTATCCTATAGCATGGGAGTTCTCCATCAAGACCTATCATCGCCAATGGAGCTGGGGTATTTACTCACCGCCCTCGGAGAACTATTCCGTAAGCGTACACTATGGTGTGCGCCTTGTAGCCGCTGGCGCAATCTATTATCTTACGGAATCGGGAGCCTGGTCAAGCGCAGAAACGGATATCGTGTCGGAGGTCAAAACCGGAGCCGAACAGAACATCAAAATCGAAATTGCCGGAATTCCCAAGGACGGCACCTGGCAGTTCTACTTCCGACAAACACTCATCGGAAAGATCAACTACTCGGATAGCGATCGTATCGGCTCTACCTCGGGACATATGGAGAATGCCACCTTCTCGGCAATGAATATAACGATTGATGCCGGAGAGGTCTATGATAAAGGCTTGCATCTGGAGAGTCTTATAAATCCGGCCAACAATGTGGAGATGAATATCACGCTCCCGGTAAGCGACATCCCGGATGTACCGAATGATCATTTGCTTTATGCGCTCTATTTTATTGATGCGGATGGCAACCCTACACGCTTGTGGCATACGAAGGGTCGGAACGACTACGATACGCTTGTCGGCCATATTGTTCAGGGCGCGTTACGCTACAAACAACTGCCGAGCAAGCGACTCGCCGGTGATGTCTTTACCTCGGCACATCTTGATATGAATACCGTATTATGCGATGACAAATATCTGAAGGCGGCCTATTCGGTAAATTCCATTGAATTATTGGCAGCTGAAGATATGAGTAACTGCGAACTTACGGAGATGCCCGGCCTGATCGAGAGCGACCAACCCTCTGAAGGTGATGACTGTATCAAGATTGTCGAAATGCCTTTTACGGTGAAGAGGATCATCCGTTGCCTGAATTTTCTGTTTGTGCAGAGTGCAGACAGACGGCTTTTCGTCTTTGATGTCATTTCGCGATCCTTGCGGGAAATCTATCGATCTTCGCATCCTTTTGAGGTTTTCCCGGCTGAAGAGGGCTTTGTGCGGGAGGAGAACAAGACCTTCTACTATTGCGACCATCGTGGTACGGTGCAACAGGTGATGAGTATCTATCCGGAGACGTACCAGGGTTGGGCTACCTATCGAAGCGGCTATTTTTCGTTGTTGGTGCAGGGTTATACCATCAATCGCGTTGATGGTTCCCGAAGTTATTACCTCTACTTCCAGCAACCGGAACTGCGTTCTGCCGGAGAGGAATCTGTGTACCATAGAGGACTGAACTATGTCCAGTTTTATGGAGATCTTGTGCATGTCGATTATACGAACGGTTGCCTCACCATCTGCACTTCGCGTGAGGCGGGGTTCAATGATAGCCGTTATCACCAGATTTCAGGGTTTACCAAGATCGGGGCCGGCAAACATATCGTATCCATTTCGGACAAATATATGCTCATCAACGAGAACGGTTCGCTTAACCTGTACCGGCGCACTTCGATTACCGATCATATCTTCATTGCACGTATCGGTGATGTCGCGACTTATTGTGACCACACGTTGGCGGAGATTGCCTTTGCTGGAGACTCGCCAACAATCTGCGATCTGCATACCTATGCACATCAATACATAGGCAATACGGAAGCCTCCGGGGAGAGCGTCCTGGGGCTGTTCTACATCTATGGAGATCTCTATATCGTCCGGGAAAGAGCAATCTACAAATATGTGTCGCCAAACTAATTTGAACTTTTATGGAGATAGTAAGCATTGTTTTGAATTTCGTGCTGGCAAGTGGTCTTGTCGGGACGCTTCTCTTTTTCAGGTCAAAGAAACGAAAGGAGATGGCCGAGGCCGATCTCGCGGAACTGGAGAATACAGAGAAGGTTGTGGCTATTCAATCGGAGCAGATTACACGGCTCGATGGCCGCGTGGAGAAACTTGAAGAAAAGGTGGATAAACTCGAGATCATTATCGAGCATAAGGATGTGGAACTGGAACGCAATCGTCTGGTTATCCGCCAGGCCTATAAATGCACGACCCCTCCGGAGCAATGCCCCGTGCTGGTCAAACGAGCCGAATTGGACAGATCCCGCAAACAAAACAAGCAATAACATTATGGTACAGAGAAAACTACCGCGAGGCTTGCGAAACTGCAACCCGGGTAATATCCGCAAATCACCCACCCGCTACCTGGGTGAAGTTCAGCCATCGAAAGACCCGGCATTCAAACAGTTTGAATCGATGGCATGGGGGTATCGGGCTCTCTTTGTACTGCTGGATTCCTATTATCAACGTGGAGTACGTACTATTCGCGAGATTATTTCCCGCTATGCACCTCCCGTTGAGAACTACACCGAGGGCTATATCCGGGCCGTGGCGGAGAGTGCGGGGCTACCGGCCGAGTCCAATGTGGATATGTCCGATCACGATCTGATGGTGCGTATCGCGGCGGCCATCTCCCGAGTTGAGAATGGTCGTGCGGCCATTCTGGCCGATGTGGAGCAGGGTTGGCAACTATATAAGACCCACAAACCGTAGAGCATATGAGCCGACGTATTGCCGACCTTCTGATAAAGATTGGAGCGGATTCCTATGAGTTTCAACAGAAAGCCCGGCAGGTGGAGCGTAGTATGGAGTCTCTTCAGAAGAAACTCTCCTCGGTAGGCAAGACGCTTTCGGTTGCACTCACCGCTCCGTTGACAGCCCTGGGGGTTGTGGCGTTGAAGAATGCCGACACCCAACAACAGGCCGAGAAACGGTTGTTGACAGCTTTGCGCGGCCGCAGTGATGTACAACAAAGGCTTATTGCTCAAGCCGGAGAACTGCAATCACGCTCAGTGCTGGGTGATGAGGTTATCATCGGTCAGCAGGCTTATCTTGCATCGCTGGGTATGACCGAGGAGCAGATTGGCCGAGTCATCGAAGCTTCAGCGCAATTGTCAGCCGCAACCGGAATGACGCTTGACTCAGCTGTAAAGAATCTTGCCAAGACCTACGGAGGGCTCACGGGTGAGTTGGGCGAAAGCATTCCCAAACTCAAGGAGCTGACGACAGAGCAACTTAAAAATGGAGAAGCCGTAGATTTTATTCTGAAGAACTATAAAGGTTTTGCCGAGGGCGCGGCTTCGGTTGGGTTAGGTGTCATGCGCCAACTCCAGAATGCATGGGGCGATTTTCTTGAGCAGATCGGCTTTGCAATGATGCCTTTGGCCACAAAGGTCACGAAGGCACTCTCTGGTATCGTATCCTGGCTTCAGACGCTTTCTCCGGAAATAAAGAGAGTCGTTGTTGCGATTGCCGGTGTCGTGGCAGCCATTGGACCGCTTACGCTTGGCATTGGAGGCGTTATCAAGATCATCCCTATGCTGGCGGCCGGATTTACGGCATTGCTCTCTCCTGTAGGTCTGATTGTTTCAGCACTGCTGGCTCTCGGGGCCGCCTTTGCCTATGCCAAGGTACAGAAGCAAAAAATGGTCGATGAGTTGGCCAATGCTGATGATTTGGCCACCCTTGAGCGGAAATTGCAGGAGAACCTGAAAAAGCAAAAAGAGATTGCGGCTGCTACGACAAAAAACCGGATTGTTCCCAATGGCATCATTGCGGGTTTTACCATTCAGAAGATTGCAGATCCTGAACAGATGGCTCCACTTCGTAAGGAGTATGAACTGCTTACAAAGGCCATAGAACGCAAAAAAGAGATGCAGGCTCAGGAGCAGAAGCAACAGGAGGAGATGAATCGCATGATGGCCGTAGCCGAGCAACAGAGTGAAACTCTGATGGAGAAGATGCAACAGGCTGCCGGGCATGGTGAAACCTCTTTGGGGTTGATCGGACATCTGCAAAAGCAGATCGAAGAACTCGAAAAGAAAAAGTTGTTGCCGGAGAGTTCCATTGAGGATATTGCCGCCTGCAATGTGGAGATTGAGCGCTTGCGCAAGGAGTTGCAACAGCTACAAAATATAACACCGGCGGATCTTGCCCCGATCGGGAAGAATACTGCTGTTGTAACTCCGCAGATGGAGATTTCGTTTCCCCGACCGAAGTTGAAGATCGATGATATAAAGATAGCTGCATCGGAATACTCACGTCGGATGAGGGCGATATGGGCTTCGGTGCGTGAAGGCATCTATGGGTGGGCCTCGGATAACAGCACGCTACTGCAGAAGAATGTTGCCGACACGGTGGCGATGGTGGGGAACTATACACAGACGCTGACAAACAAAGGAGTGGCTTTTTCCGTTGCTCTGGAACACGTTTCACAGACCGTGGCGACAACAATGCAACGCTTCGATGAGCAGGTATCCGCATTTCTTGCAGACAGCATTGTGGCTGCAGCCGAGGCATTGGGGCAAATCATTGCCGGAGATCTCGGATTCGGAGGTCTGCTCAAAGCCATACTTACGCAGTTTGCCTCGTTTCTGCGTAATATCGGTGCGCAGCTTATCGAGTTCGGAGTGATGATTATTGCGTTCAAAACGGCTCTAAAATCTGTGCTTGCGAATCCATGGGCCGCGATTGCCGTAGGCGCAGCGATGGTTGCTGCGGCTGCCATTATGACGGCTCTCATCAACAAGAATGCAAAGGATAGTGTCCCGGCTCTTGCAACGGGAGGCCTGGCATATGGCAAGACTCTCGCTCTGGTCGGAGATAATCCCAATGCAGTGGCAGACCCTGAAGTGATTGCGCCCTTGTCGAAACTGCAGGCTATGCTCCCGGCTTCCGGAGCATCGCAGAAGATACAAATAACCCTTGGCGGTCAATTGACTGCCAAGGGTCGGGATTTGGTCTATGTCCTCGGCAAGGAGAACTTCAAAACCTCGATTTTAGGAGGATAGGTCGCAGTTACTTCTGCTCAAGCAACATAACAGCCGGGACAGTTTTCCAATCCTCCGATTTGGTTTCGTATTTATAAGTTCCCACTTGATAGAAACGCTTGTTGTTCGTGACTTTAACTTCAAGACCATCATAAAAATGCGTGGTTTCGTCACCAATAAGTAAAACGGGAGTCAGCATGGAAGGCAAGGAGGATATATCAAGGTCGTTAAACCTGTCAAGGCTGATCTCCATGGCTAAAGCGTATGAGTCACTTAATGTCTGTATGATGCTGTATTGTTCTGCTTCCATCATCTGTCCTCTTTCTTCAAATGTGGTAAGGCCGGGGATGGAGGATTCGCCTTTGGCAGAACCAATGATCAACAGAACAACGATCGTCAGAAGGATACCTGAAAAGGCTCCTGCAATAAAAGTCCAGAACTTGTTCATAGTTGTAGTGGTTAGTTTTTCAAAGATAGTTAATTGCGTGAATAAAAACAAATAAAATTTTATGAACGAGATCCGCATACAGGAGTTGGCTTCGGCCGCAGGGCAGATGGAGCATTTCGATGAGTTTGAGTTCATTGTTGATGTTCCGCAGGCGGAGGCCTCGATGAAAATCCGTGGTAAGGAGTTGCAGGAACGGGTAGCGCCCAAGGCACACACGCATCCCATAGCCCAGGTGCAAGGATTACAGTCGGCTCTTGATGAGAAACTGAACCGTTCGGGAGGATCTATTCAAGGAAACTTCTCGGTCGAAGGCAATGCCTATATGCGCAATTTGCGCCTTGAGGAGTTTCTGGACGTGCCTGAATTCCGTTATAACCGTGTCGAGACCACGGTGGGTGATAAATGGAGTGCTCCGGGAGCCGGTGTCGTGTTGGCCGTAGACAAGGACCATTGCCGCTTGAGCCTTAAACTTGAACCTGGCGAGGTTGCATCGTTGCGTAGGGATGATCTTTGTATGGGCATCTTCAAAAGTTCAACGGTGGGGAACTTCACGGAGCCTACGGAGGACAGCGATGACTCAAAAGGCATACGGACCTTTGCCGGATTTACAACCTGCTATTTCCGGCTGGTTGAGTGTCTCGATGAGCAGACTTTCGGAGAGTGGAGATATGAACTGCGCGAGGGTTTTGCGTATCATCCGATAGAGATGATGAACATCGTGGCAATAGGCAATACTACCGATACCTCACGCCAGGCTTCGCACTATACAACGCGAACCTATGACCGCTATCTGGTGGGAATGAATACCTGGACGATCGGAGTGGAGAACATCGCGGCACAGTTCGGAGATTTGGCGAATCTTGCAGCACACGGGCTTGATATGCGCGGTTATTCTGCCTATCTGAAGAACGTCTACCTCCAGGGATACATAAGCGACGTATTGGGAGATAACTGGTTCGACTCACGAACGGGTGACGTGCAACTATATAACCGCACAAGTGGTTGCGGAATCTCATTCAAGGGGGGAGTATTACGTTTCGGACGCATTGATCCCCTGCGCCCGGAGGAGGGTACAGACCTTGATGCGCTTCAGGCAGAACTCGATTCTGCTTGTGATACGTTGGCAAAGATAAACTCCGATGAAGTGGTGTCCCCCGTCGAGAAGTCCTTTCTAAAAGAGCGTTTGCAGGACATACGTTCCGAGTATGAGCAGTTGCTTCTCGATGCCGACACTTATCTTGTCAGAGAGTACAGACGCGTAACCGCCACAGCCGGCCGCATTGCAAATTCGCAGCTGCGCATCATCCGTAAAAAGGATGCCGCGTGGGATGACTATGTCAATGCCTATATTTTGGCGGTAACGGCTATCGAGAAATATACCCGGTCAACTCCCGAGTATATTACCATCGAACCCGATTTCCAGGATATTGCAGCTTACTATGAGGCTCGCGCTATAATCGTCAAAACGATACGTGCCGCATCCGAAGAGCAAGGACAACAGAGTGACCTGGAATATCTGCGCGATAATTTCCGCGATGTAACGACTGAAATAGATGGTCAAAGCGGTGTGGTATTGTCAGGGTTTGTCGGGGTAAAGGATGAGAATAATGCCCGGGTTGTGGCCGGTATGGCCGGCAGTGCCATTTCGGGAACGGTCGATGAGAAGCACGGTAAACTGATGCTCTTTGCCGGAGCAGATGGTATACAGAATGCAGGTACGGCTAAGACCCGAATCTACGAAGATGGACATATAGAAATGGCTACGGGTGTATTCTCGGGGCATATACGCATTCCATTCAAAACATTGCGAGAAGAAGGCACCCGCTATAACACCGCTACACGGAAGTACACCGTGGACAGGAATATGAATCTGCAAACAATTGGCGAGCAATATCAGGACTATAAAATATGGATCAATCTTCCGACCTCAAACGAGTATATCGGCAATGTGCTGACATTGTATGACACACCTGTGAGAACACGCTCCTCTCCAGATATCATCCTTGCCGTAGACGATGCCGAGTCGGGCATACTCTCATCGATCAAGCAGAATGATTTCGGATTTGACAGGATGCAACGAGTGAAGTGTTATGCGGGAATCCTGCAACTTGTTGCCGTACCCGGGATATATGCGGGCAAGTGCTGGTGGTTGGTAACTTACCTGCAAATGTGTTGCTTTGAAGAATACACTGAATAAATATATTGTATGGCAGAAACAGCAAACGGCGTAACCATCGGAGATCTTACGCAAACCAGCACAATGTCGCCTACCGACCTGTTGGAAATAGAGCGCGGAGGGCAGGCATACGCAATAACTTATGAATCATTGATCGTTCAGTTGGAGGATTCGCTCGGAATAGCGGAACTTGCCGCTTCACTCGCACAAATCATCGGATAACTTATGGCTGATTTTACACCTCTCATATCACGCCTTTCACAAGTACGTTCGCTCTTTGCCCTTCATATCGCTGCCCAAGGGGCTTCTGCAACCTTAACGGACACTTTGTACGAACTTGCGTACAAGGTAAAGCAAATTCCGAGTGGTATACAGTACGTCCGATCGGGATACCAACTTTTTAAGGGTAATACGTCATTGAGCAAATTGCCTGCATACTTGGATTTCCGACAGTTGACATCTATGTATCAGATGTGTTACGGATGTACGGCTCTCACGCAGGTCGGAGTCCTTGAAACGGCCAATGTCACCAATATGATGTGGGCATTCTATGGTTGCGAGACTCTGACCCGTATTGAAGGATTGGATACTTCGGCCATAACCTCCGCATCGGAGTTGTTTCACGGTTGCTCTTCGTTGGTGACAATTGTCCAGCCTCTCGACTTCAGTAATGTGAAATCGCAGATTGATACTACATTCACCGCCTGCAGAAACCTGGAGAGTGTATCTTTTACCGGTACGATCTCGGTAGATATTTGGGCTAACGGTTGCCCAAAACTTACGCTTGAGAGTCTTCTCTCCCTGCTTAATGCTTTAGCCGATGGCGTGACGGATAAGACCTGCACGCTGGGAGCAAAGAATCTTGCCAAGCTCTCCGAAACACAAAAAGCAATCGCCACAAGCAAGGGATGGACATTGCAATGAAAAACCAGGCACCTTATGTCGGTGCCTGGTTGCCGTTGTCGGCTCTATGGAGGAGTGGTTTTATGCCAGGCCGGCCGCTACTGCGAACTTCTGTACCTCACGCTGATGTTGCTCTCGACGGACAGACTCCTTGGATGGAGTCAGGGGAGCAGTGAAGATTCCGTTGAGCTTCGCGGCGAGACTCTCCATATCTACGTTGATTTTCTGGTCGGTGATACGGGCGTAGATTTGTGTCGTGCGCACATTCGTATGCCCAAGCATCTTTGAGACGGTTTCGATTGGCACGCCATTTCCCAAGGTAATGGTTGTGGCAAAAGTGTGACGGGCAACGTGAAAAGTTATGTTCTTGTTGATCCCGCAGACTTCGGCAATCTCTTTCAGATACTCGTTGCACTTCTGGTTTGACGGTACGGGGAGCAGACGTTTGCCTTTACGGAAGTGTTTGTATTTCTCAATAATCTGGAGCGGCACATCCAGCAGTCGCACGTTGAACGGGACTTTGGTCTTCTGTCGATGAAAACTGATCCAGGTATTGCCATCAGCCCATACATTCAGCTGGTCTTCCGTGAGGTTGTAAACATCAATGTACGCCAATCCTGTATAGCAGCTGAATATAAATATGTCTCTGACCTGCTCCAGCCGCAGGCTTTCAAATTCCTTATTGTACAAACGGGAAACCTCTTCGATCGTAAGATAACCCCGGTCCACCTTGTCAAGGTGTAGTTTTTGTTGCTTGAAAGGGTCTGCTGCAACCCATCCGTTGTCTTTTGCCATCTTGTATATGGAGGCAAAGCGGTGGATAAACTTTACTGCAGTATTATTGTTGAGCCGATGTGCCGAGCGTAGCCAAAGGTATAGTTTGTCCAGAAAACGCTTGTTGATATCCTGCAAGGGAAGGTCACTTACCTTGAACTCATCCCGGAGAAACTCCTGCAGGCGATTGCGGCAAACCTTATATCGGAAGAAGGACTCCTGGCCGTAGTCCTGTGTCAGTACAAGTTTCTCGTAGTCCTCAATGTATTTATTGCACAACGCAATGAGTGTCATACTGCGCTCGTCCTGGCAGAGTATGGAACTCTTGATCTTACTTGCCGTTATTACCTCGCCGCGATAAATCATATCATTGTACTTGCGTTTGATCGTGGCGTGAAAATCGAACAGGGTGCTGTTGATCACCTGTTCCTCATGAATTTGTCCCTTAGTCTTGTACTCCAGGGGAAGCCATCGTTCGGGTTCTATGTACATCTTGGTCGAAAAGTGTACCATCTCCCCGTTGACGGTAATGCGTGCTACGATGGGTGCTTTGCCATCAGGACGACATTTGCCCTTCTGAATGACGAAAATCACGCTGAAGGTGTTCTTGCTTGCTTTTTTGTCTGCTTTCAT